CGGCATCTCTCGGACGTATGAGAGCGCAGATGTTCCAGAGTCCATGTTAAGAGGGATAACCCCTTTCGTAGGTGGTATTAAATGAGGACTCTAAAGAGAAATCAACGTAAGATATACTACGCAACCCTGATAAAGGGGGAACCTGTCACGGACGAATGGGGCAATGAGACCGGGGAATACAATATGGTTTACAGCGACCCCTTGCCTATCAGAATCAACGTTTCGGCGGCGCAGGGGAGGTTGGAAACCAGACAGTTCGGACAGATGGAAAACTACGACAGAACGTTAATTACAGACGATATGGATTGTCCGATTGATGAATCCTCGATTCTCTGGATCGACAGCTTGGACACTACAAACGTCACGTGGAGTATGCTAGAAGATTTGACATGGGGAGACATTGAGGGGAAAAGCTGGGAAGTGTTGACGATACCTCACGACTATGTAGTGACGAAAGTTGCACGTAGTCTGAATGTTATACAATATGCGGTTCGTAAAGTGAATGTGAGTCATGGCTAAAAGAACGATTAAGTTCTCGCTCTCCCCGGAATCCATCAATAACGCCTTGGATCAGTTAGGGGTTTACAAGGAACAGTTCGAAGCTAAGAAACACAAGATGATGGAAGCCATTGTAGCGAGAGGTGTTCAGATTGTTAAAGAGGAATTGGAAGCCTTGGTTTACTCACAAGAGGGACAAGAGTATCGCACCAATGCTTTACTTGAAAGTATTCAAGGCGAATACGACCCTCAAACAAACACCGGTCGCATTTGGACAGACAATTACTACGCCCCCTTCGTGGAGTTTGGAACAGGTATAATTGGTGCGAACCAATCGCACCCCGAATGGGATAAATACGGTTGGAGATATGATGTGAACGATCACGGTATTACGGGGTGGGTGTATCTGAACGACAGGACGGGTAGATTTCAACACACTCTTGGTTATAGGAGTAGACCGTTCATGTATAACTCCCGCAAGCGACTCGAAAGTGAGATTCCTAAGATTGTCAAGGAGGTGTTCGGGTGATTGACATTGAGAACGAGGTGTTTACGGCAATAGCCACAGCACTTCGAGCCAAATACAACCCGATCGGAGTGTATGGGGAATGGGTTCCGTCCCCCGCTATATTCCCCGCTGTGATAGTTGAAGAACTTGACAATTACGCATTGGAGCGAACGCAGGATAGCGGGAGTTTGGAAAATCATGCGGGGGTGATGTATGAGATTAGTGTGTTCTCAAACTTAACGGTAGGTAAGAAATCACAAGCGAAAAGTATTTTCAAGGATATTGACGCTGTGATGGCTGGTTTGGGATTTACTAGAACTGTCAAGACGGCAATACCAAACTTGGAGAACGCCACAATCTATCGCATGGTTGGTAGGTACAAGGCGGTTGTATCAAAAGACAAAACTATATTTAGGAGGTAATTAAATGGCTATTAGTACACAAGGTGTAACGCTCAAATGGGGGGTAACTGCGGGTAATTTAAGTAAAGTAGTGGACATTAAGGACTTCCCCGATCTCGGTGGAGCACCCGAAATGCTCGAAACCACGACTCTAAGCGACCAGATACAAACTTACATCATGGGTATCCAAGGGTCGGACATGATGGAGTTTACTTGTAATTACACTAAAGCTGATTTCGAGGCTGTTATGGGGGATGCTAACAAGGATCTTTGCTACGCTTTGGAGTTTGGTAACAATGGCTCCGAGGGTATATTCCAATGGCGAGGTCGACATACCGCTTGGGTAGTAGGCGCGGGTGTAAACGCCGTGACTGAGTTCAAGATCGGTATTGTCCCGTCTACGAGGCCTACTCTAGGAACTATTTAGTGAAAAGAAAGGAGCTTTTGTAAATGGCTAAACAAATTCGATTTACCTATGATGGGGTAGATTACACGCTGGAATTTACGAGAAAGTCCGTAGCAACCATGGAACGTAACGGATTTGTAATCACGGAAGTGTTCGAGAAACCCATGACTCTACTCCCGACACTGTTTGCAGGTGCTTTCTTAGCCCATCATCCCTTCGTTAAGCGTGATGTAATTGACAAGATTTATGATAGTTTACCTAACAAGCAAGATTTAATTAGTAAATTGGCAGAGATGTATAACGAACCAATTGCGGCTCTACTTGATGAGCCAGAGGTTGAGGAGGGAAAGGTGGAGTGGGAGGCGAACTGGTAAATCCAGATTCGCCCCCGTCTTATACCGAAATCTTCGAGAGGCAGTTTCCGTTCTATTTATCAATTGGTATGACCTACGATCAATACTGGAACGACGACTGCCTCTTAGTTAAATATTACAGGAAAGCTCACGAATTAGCGAACGAGCGTCGAAATCAAGAACTTTGGTTACAGGGTTTGTATATATATGACGCTTTATGCTGTGTAGCGCCTATCCTTCATAGTATGGCTAAACGTGGGACGAAACCTTTACCTTATCCCGAAAAACCTTATCCGATCACTCGAGAAGCGATTGAACGGGACAAGGAAGAAAGGGCTAGGGCGAATAGGTTGAAAGCTAAAGCGATGTTTGAAGCGTGGGCTAGTAAGTTAGACTTGCCCGAGGAGGTGACGGACAATGAGTGACACTATAGATAGGTTAGAGATAGAAGTTAGTGGCGGTGACACTAAGAAGGTCGAGGACGGTTTAAACGCCCTCGCTAAGTCGTTAGGGTCTCTACAAAGAGCTACTACACAGTTAGGTAAGGCGTTGGATGGCGCTGACTTCGATCAGTTTGGGTCGGGCGTGCGGAAGTTAGCGAAAGCCTTACAACCTCTTAGTGGTTTCAAAAGTCAAGCTGGTGGGGTTATAAACTCGCTAAAGGACTTCACTGAGACCGCCACGAATTTTAATCAGTTTACAAGGTTTGATAAGTTTGCAGAACAGATAGAGAAATTGTCGGATTCGCTAAAACCTCTAGCAAATGTTAAAACCCAACTTGGGGCTACGCTAAAGTCTTTGTCGGATGTTCCCAAGATCATGGGTGAATTCGAAGATTTGAACTTCGACGAGTTTGCTATAAAAGTTCGAGGGTTAGCTGACAGTTTAGAACCCCTCGGCAATATACAAAGTAAACTAGGTAGCACACTTAATCAACTAAGTCGATTCTCTCAGGTCACTCAACAGTTAGACGACACCTTCACGGGTGCCAATTTCGAGGAGAATATTCTTCGCCTAGTGTCTGCACTTAAACCTCTAATGGAGATTGGTAAGTCTAACCTAGGTTCTATACTCAATCAGCTTCGTAAGATTCCAGAGATTATGGATTCTTTGGCGAAGGCTGATATGGATGTATTCGCCGATCAAATGGAGAGAGTAGCTAGAGCGATGAAGCCTCTAGCTGACGAAATGCAGAAAGTGTCGCAGGGTTTCAGTGCGTTCCCTGCTAGGATACAGCGTCTAATAAGGGACAATGATAGATTGTCTAATTCCAACCTTGCTTTGAACCGTTCGTATGGGGTTCTGGGGACGGGTATTAGTCGTACCACTGTTAGATTTGGGCTTCTGTATGCAGGTCTGCGTAGACTAGCTAGTAGAATGGGCGACTGGGTCAATAAGAGTAATGAGTACGTGGAAAACCTTCACTTGTTCCGTCTAGCTATGGAGGGTGCGACAGAGGAGGCACTAGAGTTCGCTTATACGGTGCAGGAGAAGATGGGTATTGACGTGTCCGAGTGGATGCGTTACCAAGCTGCGTTCCAGAACATGGCTCGGGGTTTTGGCATAAGCGCAGAAAAGGCTTCGATCATGTCTAAGACCCTCACCCAATTAGGCTATGACCTAGCGGCCGTCTTTAATGTAGACTACGAAACAGCCATGCGGAAGCTAGAAAGTGCTATTGCAGGACAACCACGACCCATGAGGGAGTGGGGTTTTGACATATCCGAAACCACCCTCAAAATGGTAGCGATGAATCTCGGGATTGAGAAGAACGTAGAACTTATGACGCAAATGGAAAAAGCACAGCTTCGATTCATTCAAATTATGGAAACCTCTCGCATACAGGGCTTCTTGGGAGATATGGCGAGAACAATTATGACCCCTGCCAATGCGATTCGTATACTGGAGCAACAGGTCCTGCAACTCAAACGTGCGTTAGGTGAAGCCTTAATTCCAGTCCTTATAGAGTTCATCCCTTATGTCATTGCTGGTACTAAAGTGATTACGAACATGGCGAGAGCTATTGCCGCCATGATGGGCTTTGAATTACCGGAAATCGACTACACGGGTTTAGAAGCGATTCGTTA